AGAGAGGGAGACCGAACGAATAACGCTCACGAGACTTGTAACGCACGTTACCTGTGTCGAAGTCACCATCCATCGAGTTAGCCAAAGGCGTACGAACAAAGTGCTTCATGCCGTTTGGAACGTCGGTAGTCAGGTACCAGCCGTTTGTATCGGTCAAGAAGTGGTTGATCGTATAGCCTTCTGGGATCGAACCGTTGTTCTTCAGGGCGTTGATGTCGTTGTCGGTTGTACCAACACGGAGGCTAGTTTCCAACAGACGAGTAGCAACGAACTGGAGAGCAGGAGGAACAATCAGCTTCTTAGGCTTAGCAGCGATCAGCAGGCTACGTTCGTCAGTCCACGCAGCGATTTGAATCACAGCGTTTTCCAGCGAGGTTTCGTTCAGGTCAGCAGCCGTTGCTGGGGTGTTGCTGTTGGTGCCACCAGAAATCAGCGGGTGCGCAGTATTGAACAGCGATACGCCGTCGCCACCGGTATAGGCGGCGCTAAAGCCGTTGTTCAGTACGTTTGCTGCTTTGACTTGCTTGGTGTAAGACATAGCACGAGCCAGAGCTTTGGTGTAACGAGCAGACAGGCTGTCGTACAGGTTGTCTTCGATGGCCTCTTCGGTCAGCGAGAAACCCAGAGCAATGGTTTCGTGGTTGTATCGAGCAGTCCATGCCTCTTGTGCGTTGTCATAACGAATTGCACTACCTTCGTTCTTAACAGGCGCTGCGGAGAAGCCAGACAGCTTTGTTTCTTCTTCGAACGAACGCTCGGAAGTCTCGGTTTCGTAGATTTCCTTGTGCTCTTCGCCATAACGAGCATACTCCAGACCAAACAATGCGTTCAGGCCGGGGAGCAGCTCTTTCAGTAGTTGTGCGCGTGAAATAGCCATTATTTATGCTCCTTATGCACCAGTGGCAGAATAGTAGCCATGCAGACCTTGGTTCAACTTAACCAAGACTTCTGGGTACTGGGTGAATACGATTGTAGAACTTGCAACAAATGCGGTTGCAGGTGGCTGATTCAACACAACAGTGGTTGCGCCCGCAGAGGCAGCGGTGTCAACAAAAGAGCCAGAAGCAATAATCTGACCATTTGCTGCAAGTGACGAAACGTCTGTACCAACAGGCAATGCGAAAGGCAGTGCGGAAACAGTAATCGTGTTGGTAGAGATACTTGAGTATGTTGCAGTACCTAACGAAACGGCTGTGTCCGGCACAACGCCAACGATACGCAATGGCAGAGTTGTGGTTACTGGGGTATCGCTAGGAGCCAAAACAGCGTTAGCCGAATTACCAGTATTTGTGCTGCCGGTGTTGTTAATAGCGCTGACGTTGCAACCAACGATTGCATTTGAGCCGGAAGCCACGGTTGTGCCAGAAGAGCAAACAACAGCTTTAAACACTGCGTCTGGATCATCAGATACATACGCTTGGCAGTCACCAGCAGTCGTGCCGCCGGGCCAGTATTGGCTAAACTGCTTCTGCTTGGTAACAGGGTTGGTAAAAGTGCAGCCCAAGAACACACCAACGGTCTGGTTCAAAGTTGTACCAGTAGATACCGATGCGCGCTCTAGGCGACCACGGGACAGAACAACAAAATCGCCATAGAAAATGTCGGTCGCATAACCGTAAATGATGGGGTACATGCGGGTCGAACCTGCAAATACCTGACCACCAATCAAATTCACTGGCTGTAGGCCGTAAGGCTTGTCTACAGTAGGATATGACATAGTTGACTCCAAAAAAAGTTATTAACCTTTGCCGAACGATGTCGAAGATTTTCGCTCTGCAAAGAGCGGCATTCTTGAATCGCTTTCACGCATAAAGCTGTTGTCGATTGCAGTCGTCTGAGCTTGAGTCTGGTCTTCGTAATACTTATTACGTTGATCCACCAACTCTTTCGGAGTCTTGCAAAGCACCAGCCCACCGATCTCGATATTGTCCTTAAAGCGACTGTCCGGATCGATTAGCAGTTGAAACTTAGGTTGCTCAGACACTTTCACAGGCTCCCAACCTTCACGCAACTTCGACGAGAGGTTACGGGGGTCGGCCTTGTCCATAGTCGAGACACGAATCCACCTGTACGCAAAACCGGGCTGCTTATCTGGTTCTGGCAGTAATTCCGCAGGTGCCCACTGCTTAGGGCGTTCCTGTTGCGTACGGTTTTCCAATTCTCTAGTAAGACGATTTTCGCTCATGATCAGCTTCCTTGTAATTTAAGGACTTCTCGGGCGTATTGCTCCGGAGTCAGTTTGAACTTCTTAGCTAACGCTGCTTGTGTTTTCGTTAGCCGAACCTGCTTCGGAGCCGCACTCCGCTTAGCTGATGCTACAACGGTGCTCGGCTTACTTTTTGGTTGAGGCTTCTGTGGCTCAACTTCTTCAGGAAAGGCTTCTGGGAACCGCCTGCGCATCGTTTCGTCGATGCGTTTGTAGTAATCGTCAGTACCGAGATATTCTGCGCCGTACTCACGATACAACTTCTTGTGCAGCCCCATCGCCGCGTCCGTCATCTCCTCGTCCTTATTGAACCAATTAGAGTTACGGCGCTGCCAATCTGCGAATTTCGGGTCGGCTGGCTTTTGTTCCTGCCGAATTTGCGGGAGTTGTACCTCAGTTTCGGGCTCTTGTAAAGTGGGTTTAAAGTTTCTTGTGCGATCCAACTTCAAGGACGCATCCACTAGAGCCGCCTGTGCCTCAACTAACTTCTCAGCGTCACCTGAGTCGTAAGCCTCCCGGTAGTTCCTTTTTGCAACCTCTACATCGGTTTCAGCTGCCGCTTTGACCGTTGCGAGGTACTCTTGTTCGCCAGAGGAAAGGGTCTCTTTAAGGCGCTTATTCTCCTCAAGGATGCTTTGAGCTATCCGTAGAGCTTCTTCTTGCTCACGGAACGCAGCTTCCTTCTCCCGACGCTCATCATGCCAAGCCTTTTTATACTGCTTAAACTTGACAATTACTTCTTCGGGGTACTCTCCGCCGTCTTCCGGGGCTTCAAGTGAGTTAACTATATCTTTAGGAAGGGGTTCCTTACCACGGTCTTCTTCGGGCGTATCGTCTTCAATCTCAACGACAAACTCCTCCTCACCCTCAACTTCTGCCGTAGTTTCCTCGATCTCGTCGGGGAACTTGTACTCGTTATTGTCCATATATCCTCCTTATGCTCGTGAAATACCACGTGGGTCTTGGACGACGGCTTCAATTGAGTCATCATTAATTAGACGGAACTCCCGTCCATGAATCTTCAGTCTGGTGCCGCTGTTCGGACGTGCCAAGATGAAATCCCCCTCTTTACACCACGGCCCATTGGGGAATCTTTTATCATCTTTGTAACAGTCTGGCCCAAGTTTCACGACAAAGAAGACCGTGCTAAGGACTTCCTCAAAATGCTTGGTTTGGTCTGCCTTTATCAGACCGCTCTCGTACTTGTCATCAATGTCCGGAATAGCGACGAGGATGTGGTACCCCGACGGCTCCGGCAGCTGTGCCGCCTTCTCTTCTTGTGTTTCCGGCAGTGTTGATACTTCACCGCTTTCTGTAGCGATGGCTAGTTCAGTCATCTGAATACTCCATGTGTTTTGCGAGGTCTACTAGGTACGTCTCAACTGCGGTGAGACCTCGAATTTCACCGCAGATAAATTTATATTCCTCAAAGCTCTTGGCAGAGCTGTTGCCAAGACCGTCGGATAGCTGTGCCCGACGGGTGCGAATCTCTTTGAGTGCCGCTTCAACTATGTTCATTTAGCTTTCCCTTTCTGTGGGGGTGGACGATTAGCCTGCTGCATCCGCTGCTTATTTAAGTCTATAGCTGCTCTAAAGCCCTCGGACTCTTGCTGTTTGTTAGCTCGTAGACGGTCAGATTCAACTTTGACTGCCATGTTCGCCCCAGCGATCTCCTTCTGGGCATTAATCCGCTCAAGCTCAATCTGCAACTGCTTATCTCGCGCGGCTGCGTCTGCCTGATCTTTAGCGATCTTGCGCTGAACTTCTGCCTGCTTGATCTGCAACTCTTGCATCTGCATTTGGATGATCGGGTCCTGCATCTGCTGTTGCGCCTGCTGTTGTTGGGCTTCAGCCATGTGCTGCTGTACAAGCTGTTGTGTAGCTTGGGCTGCGGCTTGGGTCC